AAAGAGCTGATCCGCTTGCAGGCGATGACCAATGTTTGGCCTTTGACCAACCCTGAAAGAATGGGAACGATTAAGTTGAGCTACGGCATGCAGTCTGATTTGGTCAACATGGCTAAAAACGAAATCAGCGTTTATCGCAGCGGTTACGGCAACCTAACATTCCGTCAAACACTAGAGGCGGTGACATCATCTTTGTCATATCAAGCGCTGACTGACAAAGAGCGTGTTTCGCTTTTGCGCAGCATAAACAGCAAGTTTATTGATGAAGGTTTCAAGGCGTTGCTTGAACTGCCAGAATATGCGAATATGCGTACAGCATACGAACAAGTCCAGCGCCTCAAGGAAGAAGGTAGAAGATGACAGTATCTAGTAGCACAAACAGAGTGAGTTACAGCGGCAATGGCACGCTGACCACTTTTGCGTACACGTTCAAAGTATTTGACGAAGGCGATCTAACTGTCATTCTACGCGCCAGCGATGGCACCGAAACAGTCCAGACAATCACAACACACTACACTGTGACGAATGTTGGCAACGCAAGCGGCGGCAACATTGAATTTGTCACAGCGCCTAGTTCTACTGAAACTGTTGTTATTGTGCGTGAGCAGCCGTTCACCCAAGGACTTGATCTTGTTCCTAACGATCCATTCCCCGCGCAGTCTTTAGAAGAAAGCTTGGATAAGCTGACATTCGTTGACCAACGCTTGAATGAAAAGATTGACCGGGCGCTTACATTCAGTGTTGGCGATTTTGTGACTGACGCGACATTGCCTGTTAAAGAGCTGCGCGTTGGTAAAGTGCTTGCGTTTAACGAAACGACAGGGAACCCAGAGGCGGGGCCAAGTATTGCTGACACTGAAAGTGTTGCTAATATTTCGGCAGACATCGCAACACTGGCAGACATTCAGGATGGCACGGTTGCGACTAATGCAATCACTAATGTAAATACAATCCGTACTGATGTAACAACTGTGTCTGGTATTTCAGCAAATGTTACAACGGTTGCGACAAACAATGCAAATGTAACCACAGTAGGAACTGACCTAAGCGGGTCAAATACAATTGGAACAGTTGCTGGCTCTATTTCAAATGTAAATACTGTCAGTGGTTCGATTGCAGATGTTACAACTGTTGCGACTAACTTATCTGGGGCAGATACAATTGGCACTGTTGCGACAAACATTGCAAACGTAAATACTGTTGGCGGCATATCTGCAAACGTAACGACTGTCGCTGGTATCTCGGCAAACATTACAACTCTTGCTGGTTTAACTTCTGACATTACAGCGGTGGCAAATGTTGACACTGAGCTTGCTGCCGTAAGCGCAAAGATTACAGAGGTTCAGACAGTTGCAGATGATCTTAATGAAGCAATTTCTGAGATTGAAACTGTTGCCAATGACTTAACATCTGGCAGCTTTGTGGCTGGAACTGAATATGACTTTGGCTCCATTGCAGATGCAACAAGCGGAACATCGGGATCGCCTGACGGATTTATAGTTACTGTTTACAACAACCTTAGTGACATCACGGCTCTTGCTGGTCAGGTGTCTAACATCTCAACTCTTGGGTCTATATCGGCAAACATTACGACTGTGGCTGGTATCTCAAGCAATGTGACAACAGTGGCGGGTATAAGTGCCAATGTCACAAGCGTTGCAGGTGTCAGTGGCAGTATCCCAACTGTGGCAGGTGTAGCAAGTGATGTATCGACTGTGGCAGGGATTAGCTCTGCCGTTTCGACTGTTGCTTCAAATGTATCAGGAATAAATAACTTTTCTGAACGGTATCGAATTGGCACAACTGAACCAACAACAAGCCTTGATACTGGGGACTTGTTTTACAACACGTCAACGACAACACTTAAAGTGTACAATGGGTCTGCTTGGGAAGCAGGTGTGACTGCTGGATCTGGCTTCCTTGCTCAAGCAAGCAATCTATCTGACTTGCAGAGCGCGGCAACAGCTCGAACAAACTTAGGCTTGGGAACTGCGGCAACATCTAACACTGGAGACTTTGCGGCTGCGGTACATAACCACGATGCAGACTATGCTGCATTGTCACATACCCACACATTGTCTGACATCACAGACAGTGGAACAATGGCATCTCAGAATGCCAACAACGTAAACATAACTGGCGGCATCATTGATGGCGGCTCAATCGTGTAAGGACTGAAATATGGCAACATCTATTAGATTACGCGGCGGTACAACATCACAGCATTCAACATTCACTGGTGCTGCCAAAGAGGTTACTGTCGATACTGACAAGAATACAATCGTGGTTCACGATGGGGCAACGGCTGGCGGTATTCCACTGGCAAAAGCAAGCGAAGTGTTTGGTGGCACATACACAGGCGATGTAGACATCACTGGCGAGTTGATCGTCGACAGCTACAACGAAACCTACGCAGCGGTTACATCATCCTCTAACGCCACTACAGTGGACTGTGAGGCAGGTAACGCATTCAGCCACACACTGACAGAGAACACCACGTTCACGTTCTCTAACCCACCTGCCAGTGGCACTGCGTATAGCTTCAGCATTGAGATCATTCAGGATGCCTCTGCGTCTGGGTTCGTTGTGACATGGCCAGCCTCTGTTGATTGGCCTAGCGCAACTGCTCCCACTCTTACAGCGACAGCATCTGCAAAGGATGTCTTTGTGTTCACTACACGGGATGGTGGCACTAACTGGTATGGCTTCACGGCAGGTCTGGCATTAGCATAAGGGTTTCATAACATGGCAACTAAAAAGAAACTCTTACAAGCTGCTGCGGGTGCTGCTGGTGGTGAAGCCCTGAACGTAGAAGATGTGTTCAGCACTTATTTGTATGAAGGCACTGGTGCTGCGCAAACGATTACCAACGGCATTGACCTCAGTGGCGAAGGTGGTTTGGTTTGGATCAAAAGAAGAAGTAACACTGCTAGTCATGCTTTGGTAGATACCGAAAGAGGTGATGATAAGTATTTAAAATCAGATAGCACATCTTCTGAATCCACACGAGCAACTATGTTGTCATTTTCTTCAACTGGATTTTCTCTTGATGATGGATTTTCAATAACGAATGGTAGCGGTGGAGACTTCGCCTCTTGGACATTCCGCAAAGCCCCTAAGTTCTTTGATGTGGTGACTTATACTGGGACGGGTTCTGCCAGAACTGTAAGTCATAACTTAGGCTCAGTTCCTGCCACGATTATAATTAAACGAACAGATAGTACAACAAGCTGGAATGTTTATCACCGTGGTTTAAATGGTGGTACTAATCCAGAACAGTATGGCATTAACTTAAATTCAACAGGCGCACAGTTTTCTTCTAGCGGATATTGGAACAATACTGCGCCAACATCAACAGAGTTTACCGTAGGAACAAGTGGCAATGCTAACGCTTCTGGCGGTACCTACGTTGCCTACCTATTCGCCCACAACGATGGTGACGGTGAGTTCGGCCCTGATGGTGATGCTGATGTTATCAAGTGTGGGAGTTTTACGACTGACGCTGCTGCTAAAGCAACAATAACTCTGGGCTGGGAATCCCAATGGGTTATGGTTAAACGAACTGATGGCACAGGTGGCTGGATTATGGTTGACATAATGCGTGGTGCGCCACAAACAAACGCAAATTATTTATATGCTAATTTATCAGGTGCGGAAGCTGCTGTTGGTTCTTACAGATTTGCCACACCAACAGCAACAGGTTTTGTTTTTGATGGAGGTCTAGCTGCTTCTGCTGACTACATCTACATCGCCATTCGCCGTGGCCCTATGGCTGTGCCGACTGATGCGACTGATGTGTTTGCTATTGATACGGGGGCTAGTTCAACACCTTCCTTTGATGCGGGGTTTCCCATAGACGCTTCACTTATTGGTAGAGTTGATGGCACAGACAAGTGGTATTTCACCCCAAGACTAACAGGTTCAAATTATTTAAATACAGCAACCACTGCTGCTGAATCAAGTAGCCCTGCTTTCGGGGGGTGGGATTATCAGACACAGTATTACGGTGGTAACTTACCTAGTAATTATCAGGCTTGGATGTGGAAACGTGCCCCCTCGTTCTTTGATGCCGTTGCTTACACGGGGACGGGATCAGCTAGAACTATAAGCCATAACCTTGGTGTTGCACCTGAGATGATGTGGGTTAAGAAAAGAGATCAAGCAGAAAACTGGCTAGTATATCACTCAGCAACAGGCAACACTAAGAGCCTACGTTTAAACTCCACTATTGCAGCATATACTGACACTAACTGGAATGATACAACGCCAACGGACAGTGTGTTTTCATTAGGTTCAAGTAGTGTAGTAAACTATTCTGGGCATAAATTTATAGCCTACCTATTCGCAAGCCTAGATGGTGTGTCTAAGGTGGGGAGTTATACTGGGAATGGCACAAGCCAGAACATTGACTGTGGCTTTAGCAGTGGTGCTAGGTTTGTTCTTATCAAGAGAACTGACAGTACAGGTGATTGGGAAGTATATGACACACAAAGAGGAATAAACGCAGGTAATGACAGCCACCTACAACTTAACACAACAACTGCACAATTTCTAAGTGCAGGTACTATAGACCCTTACAGTGCAGGTTTTACTGTCAATGTTGATGGATCAGATAGTAGGTCAAATGCGTCTGGCGCATCCTACATCTTCTACGCAATAGCATAACAAGGAGAACACAACATGTATGCTAAAATAAACGGTGGAACAGTGGTAAAGTTCCCATACACATTCGGAGACTTACGTAAGGATAACCCTAACGTATCCTTCCCTAAGAACATCACACAGGGTACTATGCAGAAGTATGGCATGGTAGGTGTACTAGAAGGGCCAAAGCCTACTCTAGGGGCTTACCAGACAGTACAGCGTAATGCCCTACCTACACGTCCTGTCATTGGTCAGTACACAGAAGAAGATGCACCTATGCCTGAGATGGTAGGTGAAGACATCATAGCTAACTACTGGATGATTGAGTACACAGCAGTAGATATGTTTGCTGATACGACAGAGACAGACGAAGACGGTAATGAAGTTACAACAACTAAAGCAGAACATGAAGCTGCATATCAGGCTACACTAGATGCTAAAGTTGCTGAGACTAACCGTAAGACACGTAATGACCTTCTGACAGACAGTGACTGGACACAGATGAACGATAGTCCACTGACGAATGAACAGAAGACTGCATGGGCTACCTATCGTCAGGAACTACGTGACATCAGTGATCTAGACGCATGGCCTAACCTAGATGATGCCGACTGGCCTGTAGCACCTTAAGGAGAACAACAATGGGATATGTCTTAGGTAACCGAAGTAAAGAAAAACTACAAGGTGTTGACCCACGGCTAGTTGCTGTTGTTGAAAGAGCTATTGAAATCTCTGAGCAAGACTTCTCTGTAATCTGTGGTCTACGTACTGTTGAAGAACAGGAAGCCCTAGTAGCTAAAGGTGCATCACAGACGATGAAGTCTAAGCATCTAGAAGGTAAAGCTGTAGACCTAGCTGCCTATTGTGATGGCATCCGTTGGGAACTAAACTTGTACGACGAGATTGCAGATGCAATGCTCAAAGCTGCTAAAGAACTAGGAGTGACATTACGCTGGGGTGCTGCATGGCACAAAGCATTAAACGACTGGGATGGAACTGCAGAAGACCTGATGAATGAATACATTGACATTCGTCGTTCTGCTGGTCGTAGACCCTTCATAGATGCACCTCATTTCGAGGTTCTATAGTCATGTACGAGATGGTAGACTTAATTATGCAATGGCTTGTAGCCCCTGTTATAGTCGTCGTATGGCATCTGTTTTCCCGATGTAATAAACACGAGACAGAAATAGCCGTACTTAAATCTCAACTAGAATCATCTAAAGTCTCATATGATCGTGAGATGAAAGAGATGAAAGAAACAATCAAAGCAATATTCGTAAAACTCGACAGTATAGAACAATCACTGCGAGATAGATAAATGGATAGTAAAGCCTTGGTTGGGGTGCTGTTTGCAGCCCTAGTTGGTTTACTGGGTTGGAATATAAGTACGACCCATGAACTAACCTTACAAGTACAAAAACTAGAAATTATCCTTCTTAATGATGCCTTTGCAAAATAAGGGGGATGGTAAATGTTAGACCCAGTTACGATCATTGGTGGTGCTACAGTCGCTTTCAATGCTATCAAGAAGGGCATTGCCGTAGGGAAAGACTTGCAAGATATGCACGGTCAGTTATCCAAATGGGCAGGTGCTATGTCAGACTTAGGTCAGGCAGAGAAACAAGTAAATAACCCACCTTGGTGGAAATCATTAGGTGGGTCTGTAGAAGCTGAGGCTCTGGAAGTTTGGAACGCAAAGCGTAAAGCAGACCACATGAGGGAAGAACTACGTAAGCATATCTCCTTCGTCTATGGGCCATCAGCATGGGATGAACTAGTGCGTACAGAAGCTAAGATCAGAAAGCAAAAGAAAGAACATGAGTATCGTAAAGCTGAACTACAAGAAGCTATCATAACTTGGACTATCACTGGGGTCTTGTTGTTGATATTCTTTGCTGGATTAGGTTTACTCATGTATAGTATGAAAGGGTAAGTAATGTCTATAACACCAGAGTGGCTAGATAAGTGGCGCATATGGCCTAGAATGATAATCACACTCTATGGCTTTGCTTTCTATAAAACGACAACATGGTTTATGGACTTACCTGACCCTACAAATGCTCAAGCAGGGTTTGTGTCGGTTATCGTAGGTGCAGGAGCAGGTTTCTTTGGGATATATGTAAATGGTAAGTCGGCTGATAATCGTAGCTCTACTAACGTCAACGTTAAGTAGTTGTGGTCTAACATCCCTAATTCCTACTGGTGGGACTAATGTAGCTGCTAACACTCAGCTTGGTGCAGAAAATAACCAGAACGTAGGCGTAACAACTTACAACAAACCAGAAATAAAACCAGAAGGGCCAGTAGATACTGTTAATCAAGATAATAGTACGACAAACATATCTGAGATAGACCCTCTGCTATTAATACTATTAGTATTGGGGTGGTTGGCTCCATCACCGTCTGAAATGGGGAGAGGTTTACTTAAGCTCTTCAGACGTAAAGAATAAGAATATCCATACTCTGCATAAACTAAACCCCTGAATCCTTAGTTGGACTCAGGGGTCTTTTTGTATCTACTCTTCTGATAGACCTAGCTTGGTCATACACATAGCCGTACCTTCATACAGCATTTCTATGTCGGCCTCTGCTTTTGTGATCTTACGTAGGCAATATGCATTAACCAAGAGGCTTACCAATAAGATACCCTCTACTAATGTTATGGTCATTTCTTCTCCTGCTGTTGTATTAGTGCTTCTAGATACCATCGGGCTTTCTTAAGGTCTTCTACACCGTTCTTGTATCGCCATCGGTGTAAATACTTTGCTACATTCCCACGGTAGTATCCTATTAGTTCCTCATCTGTCAGGAAGTCTTTAATATACTCAATACACTCAATAGCACCAGTACCATAGTGTGCAGGGTTGTTTACGTTATCACGTTCCTTAGATCGTTGTCGTTCCTCTATAGACATTGGTGTTATCATCGGGGCTTCACTCCATTCATTCATAGGTTCTCCTTCATAAAGACTTTCACCCACTGTGCGCAGATGTCGGATCGTATAATGTCGTCTACACCAAACTCAATAATTGGTACAGGCAACATATGTTTCTTTGCTAGGTGAATAACTTTAGACAGGCCATCAGCTTCTTTCAGGTCTGACTGTTGTATATCACCATTAAGTACTATAGTGGTGTCTTCACCTACCCTTGTCAAGAGCATCTTAAGTTCATGCGTAGTTATATTCTGTGTTTCATCGACAATTATAAAGGCATTATCGAAACTACGCCCACGCATAAGTGCAAGAGGTGCCATCTCAATGTTTCCATTCTTTATGCCAGTTTCCACTGCCCCCTTACCTAAGTGTTTTTCCAACACGTCTAATACAGGTAATGCCCAAGGCATCGTCTTTTCCTGTAGATCACCCTTAAGAAAACCTAACTCTTTACCTACGGCAACGTGAGGTCTTGTGATGACGATTTTATCAATCTCTTTCGTCGTGTAGAGGTCGGCAGCATAAGTCGCAGTAACATATGTTTTCCCAGTACCTGCAGGGCCAAGAATAAAGACCTGCTGATATTCCCTAAGTGCATCTAACAATTCCTTCTGTTTTGTTGTTTTAGGTAACAACCCAGATGTTTTCTTCTGGGCTGCTCCTTTATATGTTGTTTTTCGTCGGGATCGTTTTGGCTTTTCGGGAAAATCATCCATTCAGTTGTACTAGCTCCGCTGATGTAAATGGGATATGAAAGAACTGTTCCCCTTTACGAATGTACCTACCTTTGGCTGTACCTAAACTTTCTTGGGTTAGTAGTGTATCCTTGATACGCCACGCCTGTTGTAAGTCTTTACGAAATACATAAAAGTTAAGAACACCATTCTTTCCCTCATACTTATCTAAGAGCCTCTGTTTGCGTTCAGGGATGCGTATTTCAGACCAGTGGGTAGGCCAGTCCCCATCCCAAGCTACCTTAACC